TGCCTCTGCGAGTAGTGGATGAGAAACTGATGCCGCTCCTCTAAATGGTTCGGAGCGTTCTATATATTTGAAACCTAATAAATCTAATCCTTTGATGTAAGACTGTTCCCAATCTTTTCTTGATGTGTGATCAACAGAGAACTGTGATCGAAGATCGTTTGATATTTTTGCAAGAGTTTCTTCTGGTATGACTTCGGCTAAGTTGCTAGCGAAACCCTCTGCCATGTCGTCGGGTGCCTGATCGCCAAGAGAAGCTATTTCATCTCCTTCTTGTCCCTCAACTTCAACTGCGAGATCTGCGTCTTGCACCGCTTGTTCTAAATCTGAAACTTCTTCCTCGACACCAGTGGGTGCTTCGTTTAATGTTTTATCAACTTCTGCCATTTAATCTTTATACCTTATGCGCCATAAAAAGCAATCTTGCGTCTTGGTATCTCCTCTACTTCTTCATCATCTTCATGTTGCAACGCACCGAATTGTCGATACCTCATCAACGCTTGTGTCGTGCTATCGACATAGTCGTCGTTTCTACCATAGGGGAAAGCTGCACATTCTTCAATCACTTCTTCTGCCCACTTAAATGCAGGGTACCAAATCATACCTGACTCAAAAAGTGGTGACACAGAGTTCACTCGAACCATTTTATCGTTACCTCGACTTGGTGTGAAGTTGATAACGGGTATGCCCATGGCTTGTAGCTCGTGTGTGAGAGGTAATCCTGTTGCTTTTGCCTCTATGATAATCTGTTCTGGCTGCCAATATTTGTTTTTTTCCATAGCAATACGTTTTAATTCTGGAAAATCCCACCTACCCTTGTCTGCTTCGACTAAAATCAGGTTTTGTTTGCCTGTAATCTCGTTATAGAACACGCCCCACGTCGTAATCGCAGAAAAATCAGCTGAAGTTTTGCTAGAAAACGCAGTATCGTAGCTTTGAATGATATATTGTAGTTTTGGAAGCGAAGATCCCTTCCATTCTTGCCACCATTCTCGCTTAATTAGGCTAGTTTCGTCTGAAGTTGGGTGTTGTTGCCATTGTGCGTTCCATTTTGCCATGGGTAAAGACGCTTTGACGGCTTCGAGTTGGTCTTTTTTCCAATATTCTGGCCATTGAGGTTGTCCGTCGTCCGTGATCGCTGGAAAATCGACGATCTCCCACTTGTCCGCCATGGGATCTTTCATCTGAGCCTCTATTAATCTCTCTGTTAAGTCGTCTTCTGACCATCTGGTCATGACTACAACGATAGCTCCGCCTGGTTGGAGACGCTGACGAGGACCTGAAGTGTACCATTCCCATGCGTTCTCCATAGAAGTTTTAGAAAGTGCGTCTTGTTCGGAGTGGGGATCGTCGATAATGAGTAAATCTGCACCACGCCCGGTTATCGAACCACCGACACCTGCCGCAAAATATTCGCCACCATGATTTGTCTCCCAACGACCTGCCGCTTGAGAGTCGGCTCTTAGTTCTGTGTCAGGGAACACGGACCTGTAGTCTTGTTCGTTCATCAAGTTTCTGACTTTTCTACCAAAACGATATGCTAGCTCTGCCGTATGGGTGGTTTGGATAATTTTCAATTTAGGGTTATGCCCCATCATCCAAGCCGGGAACAGATAACTAGCAAATTCTGACTTAGTGTGTCTTGGTGGCATGTTTACTATCAATCTAGAAATTTTTTTATCTTTGATGGCTTCTAATTTTTTAGCAATGATTTTATGGTGTGCCCCCTCTATGAAGTCGGGCCATATACTTTTGACAAAATTACCAAAGGAGTCCCTAGAACTTCTAGCTGCCTCTAGTTGTACTTTCTTAAGCTCTAGTTTTTTCAAGAATAGCAAACGCTCTTCTTGAGACATCTGGCTCAAATCTGAATGAAAATCGCTCATCTTTTGTATGTATATTTATATACTAGCATACGTACTATGTACTACTGAATTTAGGGTGTACCCCCTATATTGTCAATTGTAATGTATCACTTCGTGATCCCTTAGTATCTCTTTAACCAAAAAAAATTTCATTCTTCAATTTTTTTTGGTTAGGCGAACCTGAAAAAATTTTCATGCACACGGATTTTTTTGGGGGGTAGGCGTTCCTGCCCCAAATAAGCAGGGACAGGAACACAGGATTAACTAAGCAATATATTTTTTATAGTCATTAATGATTTCTATTAATGGATAATAGTCACCATTTGAAACGCAACATTCAACAAAGTCATGAATATCGTTTTCATTCCATTTTATTAACTCTTCATTGGTTGGTACAAAATTGTAATAACTTTCCATATCATAGTTATAACTATTATCTAAAGAATTAAAAAAATTATCATTAGATTTTTTGTAAGTTATTTTTGGTGTATCAAATGAAAACTTTTTTATATTCCAATAATCATTTGAAAACCAATTAGCACCTTTGTAATTGCCTAAGTTCTCATTAATAATAATAAACTTTCTTGTCATACTATCTAAAAATAAAAACTTATCTTGTTCAATATGATCCTGCAATTGATCTTGAAAATCTTTTTTCAAAATTAAATTAGGATTATGTTTTAACAATGGCTTTAAATAATGTTCGTTGTAATGCCAAGTATCTGAACATTTTGGGTAGATTAACGGTATTGGTAATCTTGGTCCATTATGCATTAATCCAATAGTTCTTTTTTCATTTTTAAATGAAATAAATGGATGACAATTTTTAGTATTAGTTTTACCTTCGGTGGTAAATCTAAAGTGTAATGCCATTTGATTATTTGCATTTTGTTTATGAGTATTAAAAAAGTTTTTTAACTCAGTAAAATTTTTTGGTACAAATTTATCTGAAATAAAATTTTCTTTTTTATCTAAATACATAACACCAAAACCGTTTTGGTTTCTGTCGTATGCAGTTTGCAAGTCTTTATAATCCAAAGACTTAACATCATTTGCTAATATAATTAAACACATTCTACTCACTCTCACTTTCTATTAATTCTTGATTAGCATTTACAAAATCAGTTATTACTGTTTTGTAATTGGTGTAAACATCTTGCCATTCGTCCAAAGTTTCTAAATGATCAAAATGATTTCTTTTAGATAGAAAAAATAAAAGATTACAAAAATCTTTTGATAAGTTTTTTAATAACCAATCAAAATATTCAACCCATGTAATTCTGTCGTATTGTTTTGGGTCAGTTTCTTTTATCCATAAATTAACAGTATGAACAAATTCTAAATATCTTAAAAAAGAAATTTGTTTTAAGTTAGATCTAAAAATTCTAACTTCAACTGTATCTTTATTATTATAATTAATAACACGATATTTATACTCTCTTCCATTCTCATCTTGTCCCCTAGTAAAAATTGGATCATCAAAATTTACTGAAGGTATAAATCGACAGTAAGAAGTTTCATCTCTTCCTGCAATATCAACAATCAAATTTTTATTTTTTGGATTGTTATAAAAACAATTTAACGCTCTTAAATTATTTTCACTATAAGCATTACGATTGAAATGAATGTGAATACCACAATCTGACCCTTCATACGCCTTGCAATATTGAGCAGGTTTCAAATCAAAAAAATCACTCCAAAAAAGATTTTTGTGATAATCAAAACTGCAATTTGTAGATGACATCTCAAAGCCTTTTTGATCGTGAAGTGATCCATCTCTTTTACAGATAATATTTGTCTGTTCTTGATTGAAACAATTTCTGAACATTTGAACAACTTTATTTCTAGATTGACTTTCATAAACTTGAACTTCAACTTCGATACCATAAAATTGTATGGAACTTTCTTTACCAAGATAATGAAGGGGGTTTCTTGTATTGTAATCATCAAGATTTGAACCTCCTTCATTACATTCGCAACTCCTATTTGAATGATAAGTATAATCGCAATCATTACAATAATCTGTTAGATCATCGTAACAACCTTCGCAATATTCGTTCTCACTATCATTTGCCATATTTCTATAGTCACGATGCTCTACTTCATTACAATTATCACAAGTAAAATAATTTTCTTGGTAGGCTTCCTGACAAATTAAACTGTGACCAAATTCAATAGGATTTTCGTCTATCATAATTTCATTGTAGTGATGACAATGAAAAATTCTTAAATCACAATGTTCGCTTGAAGCAATTATAAATCTATTAATAATATTAAATAGACTTTTTTTATAACTAGGTGTATTTCTACGATCTAGTCTTTGATTTACATATTCAACTAATTCGATTGAATGAAGGTTTCCGTTCCTATGTAAATCGATTTGTATTTCTCTAATATTCATAATTGTTTTTTCCTTTCTGAATATTCTGTCCTTGATTATATATAAATATAGGATATTTTATATAACTAATTTAATAAATATTTGTGAGGTAAAAACAATGAATAAAGAATTAGAAAAAAAAGAAATTGAAAGAATTATTAGATATTGGCAGGGGAAAATAAAATATGCCAAAATGAGAATTATTGAAAATGAGAAAAAACTCAAAAAAATTACTGGTTCAAAATAATAAAATATTACCAGTCACAAGCCAGTCACAGCTTTTAAAAGTCATAAATTATTACTGTCTTCCTGACTTTAGCCACGGTGCCAGAAAATTTTTTTTGAACACAATCTCAGGCGCAAGCACACAGTCGCAAGCACAAGCAAAAACACAGTCGCAAGCACAAGCAGAGGCTCAAGCAGCTGCCGGGACTATAAGCTCTTTTGTAATAATTTATGACGAATCGCAGCTGATCTGGCAGCTTACCTGGTCATAAAATATGACCATTTTTTTATTGACTGGATGCAGCTCCCGTGCTATATAAAATCCCATAAGTTAAATTAACTTATCGCTTCAATGGTTCGGAGTCCCACAGCGTTAAATAGGAACTCTAGGTTTTTGTGCGTTTCCCCTCACCTGAAACGCACACAAGAAAGGATAAAAGATGCTCACAAAAAAACATCTTAAAGTGTTGGCCGACATCGTCTACGATCTTTCCAAAAAAGGAGAGCAAGACGGAGCCAACGCAGTTGAGGGGTTCGCTCGAAGATACGCCCCCAGGTTCTCGCAGTCTCATTGGGACAGTTACATGCACAAGAAAGATGAGGAGATCTTAAAAAAAGCCGGATGGCTTAAGTAATAATTTATGACGGACCGGGGACCAGCTGCCCCGGTTCGGGTTTCAGAAAAATAAAAATAAAAAAAATTAATTAAGGAACATGCACAAGCACACGCCTGATCTCAGGCTCAAGCACATGCGTCCATGGTTGATGGACCACGAACAAGGGTTCAACCTCTCGGTAATCGGTCACAAGCTCACGCACAAGCGCACCTGGATAAAAGAAAATGGCCCTCTCTTCCACCCCCTTTGCCATAATAAAATTGTCTTGGCAAAGAGAATAACGCTTTAAATTCCATGATATTTGAAAAGGAGAGAGATCTAGTTTGTTTCCTTTTGTTAGCTTGAGTTCGCACCAAAAAGATATGTTTCGTTTTAATTTATCATCAACAAAAACTCCAAGTAAATCAGGTATACCGGGTGTTCCAAATGTTTCTATTCTTGTCCAAAAGATATTAGGAGTTATCGATCTAACATTCTTCCAAAAAGTTGATTCCTTTCCTCGCTTTGTTGTGGAACCTTTTTTCTTTTCTTTGTCTCTTACTAATCTCTTTCCTCGTTTCAACAATTCTAATTTCGTCCCCTTCGACAAGGACAAGTCTAACTCCGATTTCTTTTTGCTTAGGTTTGAGTTTTGCTCCAGTTCCTCCGACTGCTTTGCCATTTACAATTGTGCTAGGACCTTTCGATGTTTTAACATCAAAGAAATGTGCCCTTTTAGTTTTGGGATTGAATACAATAATATCAATGGGACCTTGATCACAAACATTACTAAATACATAATACCCTTGTTCAAGAAATCTGTTTATCGCTTTGTTTAGGCTTATCGTTGCCTTGTACTGTCTTGGGTTCAATTCTCATATCCTTGTGTTCGATGATAACTTCTTTGCGCATTTGTTTCAATAAGTTATCTACCTCTTCTAAAGATAGGCTATCAATACCTTTACCAGATTGTTTTTCTTTTTTCTCATAGTAACCAGCTGCTTTTCCTCTGCTAATCTCGGCTGCTAAAGCAGTTTTCAAGTCTGGTTTCATTTCAAAATCATTTACATCATTACTAGTTGGGTTCTCTGCACGAAGTCCAATCTCATGAAGTCTTCGCATATGTGTGGCAGGAGATATCTTGTATTTATTCCAAAGATCTTCCTGCAACGCTCTGATGTAAGCATGAACTTTGGGAAACTCTTTTGGGCTTTGTAATTTAGAAGCAGTTATTCTTGCAGAGTTTTCTGCATACCCTGCTAATATTGCACACTCTGTTGCAGTCTTTCTATTCTCTTGAGCTACTAGGTGTTCTGCAAAAGCTATTTGCTTTGGTGTTAATTCATCTCGCATTTCTGCAAGTTCTTTTGTTAAAACTATTGGGTCACCGGGACTTCTAAATTTCATACTAATCCTCTATAAAGAAGAAATTTTATCAAATCAAATAGAAAATATATACAAAATAGATGTGCGACCCCCCTCAGAAGAATATGTTATTCTTTCGAAGAGTGACTGAAAGAATGAATAATTTGTCTACTATTGTTGATATACTTTGATAATAGCTTGTCGAAGAATGAAAGAGTGAGATTTGAAATATTTTAAAAAATATTTTTTTATTTTGTAAATATTCTTCTTTAAGGTATCTTATTCTTTGTCCATGGTCATTGGTTAGTGGTTCGTCTCCTTTCCGAACCTTATACTTACTTTCCTCCTTCTTTTCATAGTAATCAGTTGACCTTGGGCATTGACATATCTATATAAATCTCTATATTATTATATATAACATACAGAAAGAGGTTTATTATGAGTAAAATAACAAAAGAAATGGCAGAATTTTATGTACCAAAATTAGAAGATTCTAATCAATACATAGAGTATTATACAGACTTATATTTTAGACTGTTTAATAATGAAGTATCAGTCCAAGAATTAAGAGATGAATTAATAGATATGTGGAATGACAAAGAGAAGGATGAATTAATAGATATGGCTTTTAAAAAGGGGAGCGAATATGGAAGAACAACACGTAAATAGATTAGTACAAGCAACCAAAAACTCTCTAGACGAAATGTCAGTAGAGCAGCTGAAAGAGATAGAGAAACATATTATAAAGGAACTTGGGAGACGAACAATCAAAGTTCCAGAAAAAGACGATGGATATAACAGTGAAGATAGATCCTCGTAATAAAAGTGGCATGAGCTTTTCAAAAACTTTTATTGGGGATAAGAAAGATATTTTACCCTATATTCAAAAATACATTCAAGAGCATGGCCACATGGAAATAGAGGTCACATCCCAGGATGAAAACCCTGATGTAACTCATGCAGAATTATTTTTAGATTTACCAAAGGTAGAAGATCCCGGTCAACCATACAACGACAAGTATGTTTTAGACAAAAGAGATGAGGCGAGTGAAGAAGAAATAGACTCGATTATAAAACATGAGTGAAAAGATAATACAATTTAAAAAACCTAGACAAAAAAGAAAAGTCGTCAAAGACGATACTTTCGTTGCCAGGCTACCATACCCTTTGACTATACATACTCTAGTAGATATAGTTGAGAGAATGGGTATCGAACACGAAGGGACTGTGTTGCCTGGATTAAAGTATATAGAAAGAACAGTAGTAAAAAAGGAGAGAGAAGAATAATGGAGAAAGTAATTATATTATTACAACTTTGTTTACCTAATGACGGAGTAACTGAGTGTGTTTTTTCAGAACACAAAGTGCAGGACTATCAAACATGTGAAAGAAAAATAGAGCAGCTAGAGTATGAGTTTTCAGATCTCGCTGAGGTATTTAATGTTAAATGCAAGGAGGTAAAAGTATGACATACAACTACGATCACATAATAAAACTTTTAAAAGAAAGATACGGTTGGACAAAAATACCGTTGTTTGAAAAAGAGTGGTGGAAAAAAATTAAGGATGTGAGGTTTTAAATGAACAACAAAGACAGAGCAAAAAAAATAAAAAGTATTTTAGGCCTCAGAGGTAAAGATACTGACAAAGAATACTATCGTGTAGCAGATGTCATTTGCGATCTAAGACATTTCTGTGACGCTAAAAAAATTAATTTTTATGACGAAATGGATAGAGCAGAAACATTTTATGAACAAGAAAAGGAATATGAAGAAGTAAATGTATAGATATTTAGATATACCAGGTTGGTTTAACATGCATGACGCATATGCAAACATCATAAAATTTGTGGATGATGGGCAAACAATCGTAGAGATTGGTTGTTTTACAGGAAGATCCACGAGATATTTAATGGACGGATTGGACTATGCAGGTAAACACAATGTCAAAGTTCATGCCATAGATACTTTTAAAGGCTCTGGTATGGAACATGCGAGTGTAGATTTACGATCTATGTACGATCAATTTGAAGAAAATTTAAGAGAATATATAGATGGCGGTAGAGTTATTGTATATCAGTCAAGGTCAGATAACCCTGATTTAATTAAGTCTTTTGAGGATAATTCAGTGGCTGCCGTAATCGTGGATGGCGATCATACTTTGGAGTCAGTCGAGGATGATGTCTATAATTGGTGGCCTAAGGTAATCGAAGGTGGCATTATGGTTGGTGATGATATAAACTTAGACTCCGTGAAGCAGGGTTGTTACAAAGGTCTATCAAGACATGGAATTGATACAGTCACGCATTGTAAGGGAGAAGAGGGTTGGTTCGCAAAGATAAAACACCCAGACGCAGACAAGTTGGGGGAACAACTCAAACTCATTCCAGGCGTAAACTCTATGAAGTTAGATGGCTAGATGCGTATGAAAAAGAAAGTGGTTGGCATAGTATAAATGATGCCCTCAAAATTAGGCCTCCCGAAGTGCTTTCTGTGGGATATGTTCTCGCAGAAACAGAAGAGTATCTCATTTTGGCAGCGGATATTGGTTCGGATAAAATGGATAATGATGTGGGCAGGGTTCAAGTGATCCCCGGTCAGTGGTTATTGAGCAAAAAAGAAATCACATAAAAGTCAAGTAATTTATTTTAATTTTTATGTAGATATTGACTTGCGAACTTTGATATACTAGAAGTTCTCATGCAAAATTACGAATTAGATAAGAAGAACCTAACAGAGTTTGAGCTCAGAAATCTCCTGATAGCCTCACTACAAAATAAGATATCTAAAATAAAATCTAATCCAACTGTGGTCGAAAAGCCTTCGGCTCAACAATAAAAGCCTTATCTAGCATAGAATCAACTTGGTCTAATAAGTTATCCCAATCCTCTTCCAAATAGCCGTTCACTACCCCGTCAGAAAAAGTCACCAAGACTTTACCTACTGTATCTTTCAATACCGGGTC